CAACACTTTGTGTAATTTCTACTCCTGCATAGTTTTTTGTAGTTTCTGATAAAGATTCACTGACTTTAAATGAATCTAAAGCAGAAAAGTCATTTGCCTTATATGTATCTGTTGAAGTGGATTTTTCTGGATTTTTTATAATTCCAACCTGTGAAAAAATCGTATCTATAGGAAAGTCTTTAGAAGAATCATCAAATCTAGCGTAAATTAAAACTTTATCTCCCCCAAGTTCTTTGTAAATATCATATCCATGACCTTTTGATGGTGGTATAATCGGGATTAATTCCCCTAGAGCAGTACTATTTCCAGGTACTTGTAAAGGTCCCAAATCGACAATACCATAAGTATATCCACTTCCTCCAGAAACTACTTTTGTAGATTCTATAATACCAGTATTTGCGACCGTTACACTAACTTTAGCTCCAGATCCATCACCAAGTATATTTAAAGTTGTAGTCCCAGAAGTATAACCCCCAGATCTTCCTCCACTTTTAATATATACTTTTTTTATCTGATTATTATTAATATCAGAATTTCCAGATTCTCTAATTGATTTTATTTGCGAATCTGTGGTGGTAGACCAATCATTTGGTAATACAATATATTCAGTAGAATCAAATTTTATAATATCACTCGGTGCAACAGTATAAAGATACTTCCATGTAAATCCGTCTGACTGTGTTATTGGCTCAACATCAGTGAAAGTAGGTTCTATAAGACTTCTTTGTCCTTTTGCATTAGAACTATCTACTGTTCCACTCGATCCATTATCAAGACAAATATAAACTTGAAAATTGCTATTAATTACATAATAATTTGATCGATATAAGTTAGTGGTTTTTGAATTTGGAGTCAAATTATTGGCATCATAATCATGACGGTACATGTCATAACGAGTATTAATAGTCCAAGCATGTTTTTTTACAACTCTTCTAATATTTGCACTTGTCACTTTTTTACCAAACATCATAGTATCTCTATAATGTGTTCTATAACTTAAATTATCAATCGGTGATAAGGGCCAGTCGGCTTCCGTTGATGTTCTACCAAATCCTGCCACAGTAGGATTTGGTAATCCTAAAAAAACATAATATGAATTTTCATCATCTAAAACGGATTCTACAAAACTTGTGGCATTAGCAATTCTAAATTGGTCTGTTACTACAGCGGACATATCGATGGTTTTTTAGATATTTATAAAGACTATTAAATAATTGCTCCCGTATTATTGAAAGTTTGATCACCACGAAATCTTTGAACGGTCGGGAAAGTAGTTAATCCTGAATTAATTGTAAAACCTGCAACATCAATAGATATGGGTTTAGAATTTCTTGTAATATTGGCACCTGTTAAAATTCCTACGGAAAACTTGCCAATAGGGTCTGTTGAATACCCAACAGTTGTTGGAATAGTTCCAGTATCAGTTGTAGATAATATTCTACATGTAATTATACCTATGACAGGATTGGGAGATTCACCAGTTGCACTAAACTGCTTAATAATGTATATGTTATCCAAACATGTAGTTCCAATACCAACCACTTCAGAATCACTTGCATTTATTGATGTTACACTATCACCTACCTCAGTATCATAGATAAAGATTGGATTGTTTGCTTTGAATACTTCAGTATCAAACTCAGATTCATTTGGATCAAGAGTTAGAGTAAATTTGATCGCTTTATCTGAACCTATTGTAGTTGCTTGTATTCCTGTAATGATTCCGGTATTTCCCTTAATAGACGTAATTCCACTAATTTCTTCACTAAATTTTACATTAGGAGTATCCACAATTATTTGAGGTAGATTACTTTGAGAATATCCAAGACCAGATTCCGTAATTGTAAATCCATTAACGGACCCATTACTTATAGTTAGTGTTGCGGTAGCTGTTACTCCTATACCAACACCTATTTCCGTAGGAGGTTCTTGTATTCTTATACTTGGTGCCGATATATATCCTGATCCACCATCAATGATTGTTAAGTTTGATATTGTTCCTGTATTAGAAACTGTTGCTCTTATTTCTGCAGGAGTTTGATTTGTATATAGGGATTCGGAAACTATTCGTACACTAATTTCTGGATTTTCTTCGTTTTCATAATTAAAAAACGGTCCTGGAGCATCTATAAACAACTGAGTATCACTATTGCTATAGTTAAAAATTATTTTTGCTGTTGGAGTAATTTGTGATTCCAATAATTCTCTAGTCTTACTAATTATTTCACCATCAATAATCAAATCATCTTTTTGCCTAGCAACTTCAACTGGTTTAAATTCATCAGTTATTCCAAGACCTCTGTATGAATTTGTTCTTACAGTATCTGCTTGTGTAAATTCGGTAACTAATCGGCTATCTTGAATAGGATCTGATAAAACTGTCAATTCATCACCAATTTCAATTGGTTTAGGTGGAGCTTCTACAATAGAGGAATCTACTCCATCAGTTCCTTTATAGAAGAAGATATGAATATCATCTTCAGGTCTTGGAGCAATTTTGAAATTGACGCTTGTTCCCCCAACAAATTCATAAGTTTTTACTGGTTCTTGTATGACTCTATTTCTGAAAATAAGTAAAACTGGATCCAAATCAACATCAAAGTTGGGATTAGCTTCAACTGAAACTGGTTCATTTTCATATCTCAATGGAAATCTAGTTCTTTTACCATCTTGTAATGATTTAATAGGATCTATGTAATCAAATTCACCAAACTGCCACAATGAAAATTTATCCGTAAATGTTTCTATGATCTCTAATTCAAATTCTTTAATTAAAGATTGTACAAATCTAGATGTTACCAGTCCAACAGGTTTAAATTTGTCACCAGGGAAGAATCCATATCCAGGAGTACTAATAATAAAATTAGATACTTCAAACAACTCTGAACCTATTCCAGTAAAATCAGGACTTGGAGATGGAATAATATCAACCTTTAATCCTACTCCTGTATCAGTAGTAGATCCAATTCCCCTTCTGGAAATACCTGTTACAGAAAGATTCTCATACGATGGTTCAGAAACAGATATCTGTGGATTGGAGTAACCTGATCCACCATTTGAAATATTAAATTCAAGTGCTCCTCCACCATGTGCTGGAGACTTACCGACAAAAACAGTAAATCTATCATCATCTATTCTAGTTACCGCAGCCTGAGTGCCCGATATATAATCAGTGCTTCTAGGATATTCGTGTAAAGTTTGATAACTATCTTGCGCACAAGAGAATATTAATGAATTGTCTGCTATTGTTATAGAATTGCTATTAGTAAGTCCATGAGATGCCGCAAAAACCTCTAAAATACCTGTTAAAGGATTGTAAGTAGTACCTGTTGCTGGTTGTATTGTATCTATAGTTCCCACTACTCCAATTGCGGTCGAAGTGGCACTAATAAATCTATGTGTATTAAAACCAACTGGAGATCCAGTTATTACTGCTTCAGTCCCAGAGTGTCCAGATTCTGTAACTGCAACTGCAACAGAGACAATTCCATTGTAACCAGAACCAAAACTTAAATCTGGGAAAAATTGTGTGACATTTCCACTTCCAACATATGTGTGTTCAATAGTACTAACTCCGACATTTATTTGGAATGTTCGTTCCGAAGGAACACGAATAACAGAGTAATTTCTTGGTCCATTTTCTGGGAATGTTGTTCCACTAATTCTAGGACCTCTAGGACTAAATTCTAAACCATTTAATGTTACTTCATCCTTACTCTGATTATATATTAATCCATGATCGGCATCAGTCGTAATTGATAAAATGCCAGTTACTCTATCATATGTTGCTGCTACGATTCCAAAAGATGAACCTGTCGTTGCAACACCAACCACACCTGTTATAACACCTCCTACAACTACAGGACGAAGGTTTGCTCCTATCAAAGGTGCATATCCCAATCCTGCTGTAGAACCTATAGTAATTGGTAATCCACCTCTAGGAATTTGATTTGTATTTACATCGGATTCATCAATATAATCTTGTTCGATATCATTTACATACATTCCAGTAAATTTAACTGTGGTTATTCCTAAATTTAAGTCTTCAATAATTTGATAATTTTGTCGGGGATTATTATCAGTCTCAGGTGTCTGAAATATTCCGTTAATAAACAAAACACCT